GCTTTTGTAGCTGGATCAACATAGGCTTTCAGACTTATACCTTCTTTTGATTTGATAAACTTAACACAAGTATCTGAAGGAGTTAATTGAGAAATAACAATACAAGATGCGTCAGTATTTGCTGTCAAATTAGATGTATTAGCTAACGCTTGTTGTACAGCAGGATCCGATGTGTTTGCGGATGATACACCATATTGTGGTGATGATTTTAGAGCATCACCTTGTTCTGGAGTTAATTCATCTAAAGCTACCGCGGCTAGATTAGGCACAGGAACAGTTTCTTCACTGAATGGTACATTATTTTTATTGGAACGATAAGGAGCGTCTGGAATACCTGCCGCCGTAGCTAATCCACTATTAAGATAGATGTCGGCCGCATCTGCATTCATATTACCGCCGGCCTTGATGTCCACACCATGTGCAATATCTACATTAAATGAAGCCGCTTTAATGTTGAAACCTTCGCCAGCTGACAGGTTGATTGCTCCAGCTATACGAGCATTTAAATCATTACCACCAATTAGATTAACATCGCCACGAGAAAGAATGTTAGTATCACCGTCAACTGTGATGTTTACTCTGCCCATCACATGGATCATATCATCACCTAAGATAATTTGATAATTGTTCTTGACAACTTTCTCTACTTTGGTGCCAGATGGATACATTTCAAAGAATGTTCCAGTTCTGTGTAACATATGAATTCGTTCAGAGCCAGGAGTATCATCCATTTCAAATACAAGACCTGATTCTGTTTCAACTACATGATTAAACGGTGGTGTTGTATTGTATGCTGGATATGGTTCATCCCAAAAATCACCGAAGCCAGTAGGTACTTGTTTATCTTGTGATGTTCGTTTAAGTCCAACTGAGGTCTGTGCAATATTTTCATTACGATATAACCTAGATGTAGTTGGTTCGTTTAAAATATTTGGATAAATTGATGCTGTGCTTTTTTCTGAAAGTTGGACACCAGCTCCCGTATTATAGAAAAAGATACTATCAGGAGTTCTTGGAGAGCTGGCCAGTTCATCTGAATTTCTTTGGTCAGAGAAACCTTTGCCAATATTTGGAGCTTGATTAGGAACACCAGGTAATGCGCCCATGATAATTGGGAACTGAGCAGAATCTCCGTCAGAGAAGAACCCAATCACATAATCGCCTTCTTTTAAGGTGGCAGACAAGTCGCCACCATTAACAGGAAGCATTGGCTGAGCCCATGGCAAGTCAGCTGATGGAATTAATGATTTGTTATCTGTATGCCAACCAAAACACCTAACTTGGCACCGACCTAATTTCAATGGATCTTGGCGGTTTTCAACCACACCCATGAACCATACAAAACCATCTAACCCTATGAAATTTTTACGATCCATTATCTACCCCTTATCAATTTCCAAGCCTGCAATGAATTATCAGGATTAATGTATTGATTGGGAACACTTTCTTTGGATATTTCCATAATAGTCATAAATTTACCTTCAACATCAATTGTATGTTTTATCGCTGTCACTAAATAATTACCAGAATAATAAGCATCAGAGGCTTTATCATCTGTGGTTCTGGTTAACTCTGGTAGATTAAAAGTAATAACATTACCTACCGTCATGAATGGATCCCCAGGTATACTTATCTTATATTTAATTGCGTTTATTTGAGGTATCTGAGCTGTACGGTAAGGGATAGTTGTTTCAATATTAACATCTTTATTAGACGGTTGCTTAGTTTTAATATAAGCATTCTTAGATGAATCTCCGGTATTCGTAACTGCGGTTTTAAGTACAGCTTGATAAGTTATGCTATCTGTTTGATTAAATCGATTTTCAGTATTAGCAAGTAGTGGATAAGGATTTAACTTTTGAGCTTTGGTGAAGTAATTTAGATAATCAAAATTATTCACAGAATATGATAAACTTAGTAAGTCTATAGCTACCAACTGATTAGCATATGCTCCAGAGTTAATCATATCAAGAGTATCAAAATTTGAAACCATTTCATACCCAATAACATTTTTAGCTTCTAAACCCAAATCTTGGACTCGGGTATCGTCTGGCATATTTAAGTTTTTTGGTTCATACTTATACACACCATAAACAGGTGACGTAAACAAAGATTGTAATGATTTAAAATTATACCCATTTACATTTTCATAAAACAAATATGAAGTACCAGTTGTTTTTGTCGTAGCAGAAATAGCTTGAGTACATAACCAATTGATAGCTTCAAGGGGTTTCATACTAGGAATAACAATATCTCTGAGCCCCGCTGTTGCTTCACTATTAGTGGCCAAGAATTTTGTATTACTTGTTCCTAATTGATTATATACAATATCATTGACAATATCGGATATCTTAGTATTTGGATAAGATTTACTTACTTTATACTGCTCCGATAATATGGCTTCTTCAGAACAGAAATGAATTGTGTAAGTTTCATTCTGATTATTAACAATATGTCGATTGGAAACTTTATAAGCTCTGAATGTTTTTTCTATCTTTATATCTGATCCAGGTTTAGAGTATCCCAAAATTAAATAGTCATGACCAGAAAACGCCAACTTAGAAATATACCCAACAGAATCATTAATTGTGATAGAACCGGTAATAAAATTACTATACAAATCTTCAAAATATTCTAAAATTAAAAGCATAGCTCTAAATTCATATGGTTGACCCAAAGCGGTCACTATTTTACAAGAGTCAAGCGAGAAGTCCTGCGGGAATAATAATTCAGTAGCGGCCATTAATTAAACGCTCATTAGATTTATAAATTGAGATTTTACATCTGAAATCAATTCTTTTCGAATTAAATTTATGGTTCGTTTGGATTCATTGAGAGCTTCCTCATAAGAGTAACAATCTACTGGTTGTTTTGTTTGCTCTATAGATACGGTTGAATATCCAACACTATGAGATGTTGTATATGGAACGATAGCATTATATTCAGTGAGTGATAGTTCTAATACCCATTTTGTGCCATCCCAAACATACAAATATCCAGTATCTACTGTTTGTCTACCATCACCGATACTATTATTTGATGAAGGTAACATCATTGTGTTGGCTACATTTGCTAATTCTTTAAAAGGTGTAGTCACGGGAATAACAAAAGTATCTGAAGTTATTTGGCCTGATAGTCCATCAGTAGATGATATTATTCTTTCGTAGTGGTGAATTGTTGACAAAGCATTAGCTTGGGAACCATACTTATCAGTTATAAAATCAATAAATTGTTGATAAGCCATTGGCCAATCATATAATGGGTCAATAATTTGATTTGGTATCATTACCGCCCAATGTAATTCTGCATCACCATAGTATTTCGAAGCGATAATTTCTGGAGTATCACCTTCTTGGATATCATATTGATAATATAAAGAAGAATTATCTATATCCATTTGCAACAAAGCAGGCCGAGTCATCAAGTCTGTAATGACGGTAGAAGTTCCGTTAGATGTATAGATTAATTTTGGAAAGTAGTTGAAATATCTTGACATTAATAATTATCCTTGGCTACTCGTTGTTTTGTAACAATTTCAGTTTCGTGGAATTGTAAACTCAATTTAATATGTGTTGGTGTGCCATCGGGAAAAGTTGACCAACCATTCGGAGAATAGTCAACGGACATACCAGTCATCACAACAGTACCTATTTGGTGTACATTTGGATTAATTTGGCCATTAAATAAAAAATCAATATCAAATTCAGAAGGAGGGACAAAGAATCTACCAGCTGTTCCAGTTTCAACTTCTGGAGCTTGATGAAATTTAAAAGTTTTAATAATGGCCATTACATTTAGTGCTTCTTGTGCATCAAACGGAGCAAATAGAAAATCAAAAGAGAATGTTCGCATATCTGTACCTTTGAACAATACCTCTAATTGTGGGTTAATTGCTGAACCAGAAGCAAATATAGCGAAATCTTTAGCATTAGCACCGGACCCAAATGCGCCAGCATCTGCAGCCACTTCAGCTAGTTGTGCAGTCATACCAGAAGATGATTTGTTTGACATAGGATTTATTTTATTGATAGCATTTGCAATTAAACCACCATATTTACCTATATCTCCTAAAGCATCTGTTAAACTTTCAGATTGCCAAGAAGCATTATATGATACTTGAACAGATTCAGGCATATACAAAGCAATCGCCTGTGTGATTCTTTTTGTTTTTCTCACCGTTAGCAAACCAGCACCTACCCCAGCAGATATAGTATATGGTTCGGCACTAGCTTGTTTTTGTTGAGTGATGGCTGTCCGGCCACCAGAACTCAAAACTCCAACGCTATTGACTGTTCCTCCACTACCCCCTGTTTGATATCCATTACCAGCTGATGTTAAATAGTGTGTATTTTCGGCTATATTGATATAGAAGTTGATATAGTGGCCACGAGCAGAAGATCCTAAATCTCTAGGATAATACAACCCCTCAAAATTATAACTAGTTGAGTACAAATCAGCCAATGGACCATTTACGGTCCTAGATGAACTAGTTGAAAAAGGAATAGGTTTGGTTGCCATTTTAGCCGTCTATAAAATTAATATATATAGTATTTATGACGAAAAATTACAAAGGTATCTTCACACCTATAAATCCAAGCAAATACAATGGTAATTACAAAAATATTGTATACCGTTCATCTTGGGAGAAGAAAGTTATGATATGGCTAGACAATAAATCTGATGTTGTGATGTGGTCATCAGAGGAAGTTGTTGTTCCATACAAGTCACCAGTGGATGGTAAATTTCATAGATATTTTGTTGACTTCTATGTTCAGATACGAGCACCGAATGGACAATTAAAAGCATTCTTGTGGGAAATTAAACCCAAGAAACAAGCTACCGAGCCGGTTAAAAAGAGTAGACTAACTAAACAATACATCAATGAGGTCGTCACTTGGTCAATCAATCAAGCCAAATGGGAAGCTGCAACTGAATTTTGTAAAGACCGAGGTTGGGAATTTAAAATACTAACTGAAGACCACTTAAATTTGTGAGATAAATAGAACATGGCTACAAACATAAAACCTTCAAAATTAACTGATTTAACGGCTCAAAGGCGAGGCGCAGAATTTCAACGATATTCATCTGAAGCTTTGCGTTGGTTCACTAGTAAGATTAATAACTTGCGTAATCCTGTCGCATTAGCTAGACAGATTAAACAAGAAACTGGCCGCAATACAAATAGGTTTGTTATTGGTGGGTTATATTACTACTATTATTCTGCAAAGACAGCAGATAAGTTAAGTTATTGGGATGCGTTCCCTTTGGTGATACCACTAGAAAAATATAGTGATGGGTTCTTGGGATTAAATTTACATTATCTGCCGCCAAGAATACGAGCGGGTTTTATGGACAAGTTAATGTCCAAAGCTATGGTCAATGAAAATGATGACCCGATTAAGATACGAATTAGTTATGAGATATTAGATGCAACAAAGCGGTACAAAGAATTTAGGCCTTGTTTGAAAAGGTATTTGTATTCAGGTATTGCTAGCAAAATTTTAAAAGTACAACCAGAGGAATGGGAAACCGCAGTAATGTTACCAACTCAACAATTCCAAAAGGCTACATCAAAAGATGTTTGGAAAGATTCTGTTATGGAAATTCATGGACACACACAACACGCTAACACAGCGCATACCATAGGCGACACGAGATAAAATATGTTAGACACCTTTAGAGCAAGTTTCACAGACGAATTAGCCAAACCATCAAAATTTGATGTGAAAATATCGTTGCCTGGTAAATTATCTACCTTGTTATCGACTGAAACTCTTTCCTATCGGTGTGAAATGGCAACCTTACCTGGTCGCACAATGGAAACTTCTGATTTAAGGATATATGGCCCTTCAGAAAAGATGCCACACAGAACATCATATGTTGACATCACAATGACTTTTATTGTGACAGATGCAATGGTAGAACGACAAGCCTTTGATGCTTGGTTAGACTTAATTAATCCAACAGCTAATTGGAATATAGAATATAAATCAAATTATGTTTCAGATATTATAATTACTCAATATGATTTAGTTGGTGATGTATCTTATGCTGTAAAATTATATGAAGCTTATCCTTTAGTGGTTAATCAATTAGATTTAGATTGGTCAAATGAAGCTTTGTATCATAAATTGAGTGTTGTGTTTACTTATAGATATTGGCAAAATGTAGATTATGTAGCACCAGATGAACAGCCAACAGATTCAAATTCAACAGTTGGAGGTCCATCAAAACCTCAAAATAATAGTATTTTAGTACAAGACACAATTGACAATCAGGCAGCTGATTATACTAACCAATCTATTGGACCAAAATTTTAATTAAGTAACAAGTGGAATGAATTTATTATAGGAGAAAATAATGGCTTTACCCAAGATTGATACGCCGGTGTTTGAAATCACCTTACCGGTATCACAAGTGAATTTAAAATTTAGACCGTTTTTGGTCAAAGAACAAAAGATTCTTTTGATGGCAATGGAGTCAAAAGATGATAAAGAAATCGAATTAAACATACAACAGATTTTAAATAATTGTAATCTGTCAGATGTTGATATTGATACTTTACCTTTAGTTGACATTGAATACTATTTCTTAAATCTACGAGCTAGGTCGATTGGCGAGAATGTAGAAACACGATACAAATGTGAAAATGAAGTAGATGGTAAAATGTGTGGTAATTTAATGGAAACTAATTTTGATATTCTAAATGTCAATATTACTACACCAGTTGAAGGTACAGATTTAATTAAAATAACAGATAAAATTGGCGTCAAAATGAAGTACCCAAGTTTTTCTGTTGTCAAAAAGATTAAAATAGACGAACCACAAATTGATTCGGCTTTTAAATTATTGATTGAATGTATTGATTATGTATATGATGCTGATAATTTATATCATGCTAACGAAGTGCCATATGAAGAACTAGAACAGTTTATTGAATCAATGACCAAAGACCAGTTTTCTAAGGTTGAGGCATTTGTAGATAATCTTCCTAGACTTGATAAAATTATTAATGTGAACTGCAAAAAATGTGGATTTGGCCACAGAATCGAGCTGCAAGGATTGCAAAG